GGTCAAGCTCCTCCTTATGCTTCCCCTGCTTCTGCTGCATCCGGGGAACGCGGACTTGGCGCACTCTTTCTTAATAGTAGCGAGTATTATGCTGTCGGCGGATACGGCGGAGGGACTGTTAGCGGCTCTTTTGTTACTGGAAATAGTCCTGCTAACACAGGGAACGGTGGGCCAGGTTCTTATGCAGGCAGTAACAGTGGGGGCGCCGGAGGTTCCGGTGTAGTTCTTATTTATTATCCTATATAGAAAACTAGTTTATATAATAACAAGTATAGAGATGGGACATTTTGCAAAAGTAGTTAATGGAATTGTTGAACAAGTTATCGTAGCAGATTTTGAATTTTTTAAGTCCTTTGTGGATACTTCCCCTGGAGAATGGATTCAAACCTCGTATAATACACGTTACGGCGTGCACCTTGACCCTGAAACAGGGTTACCCTCAGAAGATCAGACTAAAGCGCTTCGAAAAAATTACGCAGGTATAGGTTATACCTATGACAGGCTTTACGACGCGTTCATTCCTCCTAAAGTGTACGAGAGCTGGGTATTAGATGAATCTACATGGGACTGGGCACCTCCCGTCCCTTACCCTACCGACGGAAAGGTCTACGATTGGGACGAAACTGATCAAACTTGGGTTGAACAAACTCTCCTACCGGAGTAGAAGTATTTTTGGTATTAACAGATCGCTTGACATATTTATATATAAAGCCAATAAATATGTCAAGTATCTCTATATGGCCTGGATCATCTTCCTTCTTTCCCGGCGATACACCATTTGGATTCTACGATAATGACAGACAGTTCCAACATGATGCTGACCTTGTCGCAGATTGGTGTGCTAAACGGCTAGGGTATCCGATAGTAGACGTAGAGTTGCAGGATATACAGTTTTTTGCCGCCTTTGAAGAAGCAATCACAGAATACGGAAATCACGTTAATACTTACGCATCTAAGGATAACATGCTATACTTGCTAGGCGTTAATACAGGATCTATAAACCTAACAGGACAGTATGTTTCTCCTTCCGCTAATCCGTTAGTAAATCTATCAAAAGATTACGGAACCATGGTAGGTGTTAGAGGTAATATTACATACTATACAGGCAGTATAGAGCTACAGGTTAATAAGCAGATTTACGACTTTAAAAAAGATACAACTATAAGATTAGAATCCGGATCCTTTGGCACAGATAAGTTTATAATCCGGCGAGTACACCACTATGCCCCTCCAGCTATGGTTAGGTATTTGGATCCCTACGTAGGAACAGGTATGGGGTCTCAAAACCTACTTGAAGGATTTGGATGGAGTTCCTATTCTCCAGCTGTTTCATTTACTCTCTATCCAACCAATTATGACTTATTGAAAGTACAGGCGATTGAGATGAGCGATCAGATTCGTAAATCTCATTATTCGTTTGAGCTAATTAACGATAGATTAAAAATATTTCCCATTCCTACGCGTAGGAGAAAATTATATTTTGAATATACACTCGAGAAAGACGTAGATAAGATACTTAAAGACGGATTTGGAAATATAAGCGACCATTCTAATGTACCCTATGGAAATATGGTATATTCAAGAATTAATCAAATGGGAAGACAGTGGATTCGCCGTTATGCCTTAGCTCTATCAAAAGAAATGCTTGGATACGTTAGGGGCAAGTATGATAATATGCCTATACCGGACGGAGAAGTAGCTTTGAATGGCGATTCTCTTTTAACTGCAGCTGAGGCAGAAAAGAGTTCCCTTATTGAAGAATTAAAAGAGACTTTAGATCAATTTTCTAGACAGAATTTGCTTGAACGTAAAAATGCAGAATCTATAGCTATCAGTGAACAGCTGTCAAAGATACCGCTAGGCTTTTATGTAGGGTAATTAAAATAAAGATAATTTTATGGCACTTTTTGGTGGTAAGCGTGACGCTGATCTTTTTACAAAGATAAACAGAGAGCTTATTAATAAGATTCTCAATACCGAAGTAGTAGTGTATCAACTATCTACAGAGCATACGCGTCCTAATATATATGGGGAATCCACTCGGAAAGTTTTTTTTAACCCTATGCGGATGAACTGTTTAATTTCTCGATCAAGTAAAGAAGCCGCCGGAGAGGACGGATATGCAGATTATACGCATACGGCTACGTTTGCTTTTCTCCGCGCCGATTTAGTAGAGAAAAATTTGGTTTTAAATATTGGAGATATAGTGAAATGGGATAACGAATATTATGAATTGAACCTAGTGTTTTCTAACCAGTTATGGACTGGTCGCAATCCTGATTCACATTTAGAAACAATTGAAGACAAAGGTAGAGAGTTTGGTTGGAATGTATCCGTCAAAGCAGAAGGATATAAGACAACTCCGGACAGGTTAAACTTAGAACAAGTCGAACCTGTTACTCCTTACTCTATTTACGAATTCCCAAATAGATATTAAACATGAGTGAGACGCCGCATATTCCGTTTGGAGGAGCCCAAGATATTAACAGAGCCTATAGTACTAAGAGGGATAACGATACTTTTAAGACTCCTTCGATTACTTTATATGATGTTGATTATGCTGTTATGTATTTCCTTCGTGAAGTTATAAAACTTCAAGTTGAACAGAATGGTAGAATAATTGAAGTACCGCTCGCATACGGAACGGGAGAACTATGGTCTCAAATTCAAGCAAGAGGGTTTATGCGAGATAAAGAAGGAAAACTACTCGTACCGTATGCAGTAATTACACGAACTAGTATGGCTGAAGATGAAAGGTTTAAGAGAATGGACACCAATTATGGACCAGATCCGTTACAGGTTTACCTCGCTACCGGTAGAGATTCTCGTACATTCAACGATATACATTCACAGCATAGTTTTACCTATAATACTAATCCTGAAAAGCATGTGTATATATCAGTAATTCCTGAATTTTATGTTCTTGAGTATGAATTGATACTATATGCAAGTTACATGGAACAGTTAAACCAGATGATACAGGATATAATAGTAACAAGTAATTTTGTGTGGGGAGATTCTTATAAATTTAGAACAGTGGTAGGAGATGCTTCTTTTGAGACAATTAATCCAACTTCAGGGGAGAGAATAGTAAAAGCTACAATAGGGCTAACTACGGATTGTAGGTTACAGAATGAATTTGAATTGAAACGATCTACAATAACAAAAGCGTTTTCTCCAAAGAGAGTTATCTTTTCCAACGAACGGTCTTCCTTTGATGCAAGAATTGTTGATAAAATTCCATAAATACGTATAAATAGCAAAGCAGTACCGTCTTTAGTACTTCGTTTAAAAAAACTATAGCCTATTTATTAAAAAGATTTCTGAACTATAACCTTTTAGTAAATGGCAGATAGATTTGTATCCCCAGGTGTTTTTACGAGGGAAAAAGATTTAAGCTTTCTCCCTCAGGAAATCGCCGCGATCGGAGGAGCCGTAATTGGGCCCACCTTGTACGGCCCGGCTTTTCGCCCAACGACGATTTCCAATTACGCAGAGTTCTTGCGAGCATTCGGTAATTCCTTTATTTCAGGTTCTGGAGCGGTTGCTCAAGAATATAAGTATTTAACGAACTATACAGCTCAAGAATATCTTCGATACGGCGACAATTTAACAGTAGTACGTGTTGTACATTCCGACGCTGATATAGCCTCCTCCTTTGTGGTCTCGAGCGGTTCATATAAAGAGGCTATTACCGCAGGAAGTGCTTCAGCTGACTTCTCTTCTTCTGTTTTCACAGTCTCCGATATGTCGTTCAGATTGCATTTGCTGTCTGAAGGGGTATGGGGAAATAGCGGTACTACCGTCGCAGCTAATAACGGAGTTGGAGATCCTCGGGACTTAAACTCGATCGGCGCATTACACTTCACCTCCGGTAGCAAGTACAATTACCGGTGGGAAATTTCGGATGTGAATACTCGAAGAGGTACTTTTGACTTAATTATTCGGAGAGGAGATGACCGTACCGGCCGAAAAATCGTAATCGAACAGTATAATGATTTATCTCTTGACGCAACTGATCCTAATTACGCTCCTAGAGTAATCGGAGATCAGGTACTGACTTTGAGAGGATCCGGAACAGGTCGTCCTTATCTTCAGTTAAGTGGATCTTATCCTAACCGTTCACGAGTCATTCGAATTGAACTCTATAAAAACACATTGAACTACGTAAATGACGTAGGTGTTGTAAGAGACGGTGCACTTTCTGCATCACTGCCCGCTCAAGTATCCGGAACATTCGGCGGCGGAAGTGACGGATCAGTAACGCATCCTAAAGCTTTCTACAATACCATCGGAACGGATGGGGTAGGTAATTCTCAAGGATTTGTTTTTGATATCCAAAATACCAACAAAGGGATTACACCTTACACAGACGCTATCGATATACTAGCTAACGCTGACGAATATGACCTTAACGTATTATTCATGCCTGGCGTTCTTGAGCAAGGAAGAGGTGACCACTCTAATGTCTACACGCACGCAATTGCTATGGTGGAAGAAAGGGGGGATGTATTCTTAGTGATAGATCCTACCAAGTTCGGCGATACAGTCGGACAGGCTCAACTTGCAGCCGAAGGACGTACTTCGAACTACTGTGCAATGTATTACCCATGGGTGCAAGTAGCAGACCCGGATTTAAATCGTAATGTATGGATACCGCCTTCCTGCGTAGTAGCAGGCGCATTAGCTTTTAATGATTATGTATCCTACCCCTGGTTTGCAATCGCCGGTTTAAATAGAGGAGGTATTGAAATTGCCGTGCAAGCAGAGACGAAACTTACCCGTGAAATGCGGGATGACTTATACACCTACAATGTGAACCCAATTGCGACGTTCCCTAGAGACGGTGTTGTTATTTGGGGGCAGAAAACCTTGCAGAAAAAACGTTCAGCCTTAGATCGAATCAACGTACGACGATTGCTAATTGCAGCTAAGAAGTATGTAGCCTCTATCTCTAGGTATTTACTCTTTGAACAGAACACCACTCAGACTCGTCAACGGTTCATCGATTTAGTTAACCCTTACTTCTCTGACGTTCAGAATAAGCAAGGTCTCTACGACTTTAAAGTTATTATGGACGAAAGTAATAACACTCCGGAGGTAATCGATAGAAATGAGATGAGAGGAGCTATTTATTTAAAGCCGACGAAGACTGCGGAATTCCTGATTGTAGACTTTTACGTATACCCTACAGGAGCTGCATTCCCTGGCGATACTGCTTCTGAAGCTTAATAGATAAAACCTTACATGTAAACTATGGCAACAAGTCCATATGATCCAGCGCCTCCTGACTCTACCGGACAAGGAGGGAAAGGAGGCGCTAATACTATAAAGGATTCGGGGGAAAAAAACCCTCGCGAAATAAAGACAAATAAAGTCGCTCAATACGCTGCTAATTTTCAGTATACTAATATGAAGCAGCAGAACCGCTTTATGATGTTTATAGGACCGGTACCAGCTTTTTATGTAAGAGCCACAAGTCTTCCGTCTATAGATAATAACCCTGTAACGGTAGATACGATTAACTCGGATTATAAGATTAAAGGCAAGTCGAGATGGCAGCCTATAAATGTCACACTTTATGATCCAATACTTGTACAGCCTCAAGCAAAAGGACCTTCCGGAGCATATTTAGTATATGAATGGATTGACCGATACCATCACGCATCAGGACGGTCTTTATTTAAGACTGAAGATAAAGACCGAATGATGAGACGATATAAACAGACTATAACCATTTCGTATCTAGGACCGCCCGGTCCAGGAAGCATAAACGGGCTACTACAGGACAAATGGGTATTACATGGCGCTTTTTGTTCTAGTGTAAATTGGGGACAGTTAGATGTTTCGTCTGACGACTTGGTATTAATAGACATAGAAATAACATATGACTGGGCAGAAATGCTGCCCCCCAGTGTACCGCTTCCTTTCTAGAAAGCATTTTTAATTTTTTTTTAAACAAAAGAACAGTAAAACATAAATATTATGGCATCTTCAGCAGCAAATTATTTAAATCGTTTTAAGTTCGTAGACATGAAGCAGCAGAATAGATTTGTATTCTCTGTAGATGATATACCAGCTTATTACGTACGCGTCAGCGGCTTGCCTAACATTGATAACAACCCTGTAACAGTTGATACTATTAACTCTGAGTATAAGATGAAGGGTAAATCGAGATGGCAAAACATTAGCATCACTCTATATGATCCGATCTCTGGGGAAGACGAAGGTGTTCAAAACGGAGCCGAAAGAGCTTGGACATGGTTGAACACTTACCATCATAATTCCAAAACTGACCAAGACGGCTTTATGGATTCTTACAAAAGAGATGTGACTTTACAGTACATCTCACCTGAGGGAGCTATCGGGGACTATTGGAAACTACATGGAGCATTTTGTGCTAGCATAAACTGGGGAGACGTTGACGTATCCTCCGATGATCTTATCACGATCGAATTAGACCTTTCGTACGACTGGGCAGAGTACTTCCCTAAAGTCACTCCTGGAGCGGCCGTTATTACCACACCTCAGGTAGGTCCGCCTATAAATATGGGTAATAAAGCTATATAATAAAAGAAAATTAACTCGTTCTAACAAATTATTCTGCAGTGAAGTTCGATATATATACAGTACAGAGCAGTATGTAGAACTTCGCTGCAGCTTTTTATATTCTCTAATAAAAGTTATAACACACTTATGAGTACAAAATTTGATACGGATTACCCTGGCAACGTTTCTCAGATTAATCCCTCTCCTGACTTTGAGACCGAACTTGATCCTCAGATGCCTATACCTCCTCAACAGGCAAGTGAGGTATCTCTGTATAAAGTTCCGACTGTAATTGTGGACCTACCTTCAAGAGGGTTGGTGTATCCCGATAAACATCCTCTAAGCGCCGGCACAATTGAGATCAAGTATATGACCGCAAAAGAAGAAGACATTCTTGCAACCGAGTCTTATATGAGAAACGGTACAGTGATCGAACGGTTTTTGCAGAGTTTAGTAATCACTCCCGGTGTCAATATTAACGACATGGTAATCGGCGATGTTGATGCTCTAACTGTTGCTGCTAGAGTATACGGGTATGGAGCAGATTATGAAGTTAATGTTGAAAACCCATCTGGCAACGCTCAGAAAATCGTCGTAGATTTATCTCAACTTTCTCTTTCCACGTTGGATGAAGAACATTTAATTAAAAGAGGACTCAATGAATTTAAATTTAAGCTGCCAACCGGTACAGAATTGCTCTTCAAACTTTTAACCCAGAAGGATCAGCAAATGATTCAGACTGATTTGAAGAGATATACTAAATTAAATCCTAACAGCGTCTCCACAGCAGCATCTACGCAATTAAAATACCAAATAGTGGGCGTGAACGGCGTTCGCGATCGAAAAACTATTTATACCTTTATCGATGATCAATTGCTGGCAACAGATGCTCGCGCTTTTCGTAAGCATGTGGAAAGCATTCAGCCTGGAATTAACCTGTCGGTGGAGGCGACAGATTTTAATACAGGCGAACCGTTTCAAGCTCCGGTTACCATCGGGGTCCGATTTTTTTGGCCTGACGCCCGCGTATCAGATTAATTTGTATAAACAAATACTTAACTTAGCGTACTATAGTAGAGGGAGTCTTACTTTCACAGAAGTGTATAACCTGCCCACCACAGTACGTGAATTGTATTTTGCGGAAATTTCATCCTATATTGATAAGGAGAATAAGGCACAAGAAGCAGCCGTGAAGAAGTCAAATGCTAACAGACGCAGGTAAAATATGAAACCCGCTAACCTTCCTTATTCTTAGCGGAAGTATACAGTAGAGAGAATACGTAATTACGTGTTCTCTTTCTATTTATATATCGATATCATCACCACTACTACTTCTTCTTCTTCTTAAAATCAAGAAGTTTAATACTATAAAGTGTATGGCCCCACCTAATAGGAATAACGATAAAGAAAGAGAATCCGATTTACGGTTCGGATCTACAGAGAGTTTGCAGATTTTTAATGAAAAGGATGCAGCTAGGTTTTTTAAAGCTATTGACGGTTTTATGAAACGGCGCGGAAAGTTAGGGATGACTCTAAACCGTACAGATAGATCATTCCTTAAACAGAATACAGAATATGCTGAAAAATTAAAAGACTATTTAGAAAGGATTATACGTCTGAATAACGGCCGTGGTGTTGCTGGGTACGAGGCCATATTGGATCATGTAAAGCTTATACACAGTACAACAAAAGGAAGATTTATTATTGAGCAAGAGATAAATAACACTATCTCAGAACAGCTCGACAGTATATCAAAAAAGGCCGCAGAGTTACGAAGCACTTTATCCGTACATCAATCTATACAGAAAGCAATAGATCAAGAATCAGCAGGGTACGAAAAAGTATTAACCACTATAAAATCATCTTCTCAAGCAGCCAGTACTGCTGTATATAATCTCACGTCAGAGTTAAGGGATATAGAAAGTATCGAAGGACTACTCTCAACTTTAGATACAACTGAGGGATTTAACGAAATGTTTGATTCCTTATCTCCTATCGGACAGCAACTTAAGGAGATTGCGAAAGAGTTAGGGATAGAGCCCGAACTACTAGAGAAAACTAAAGCAGAGCAGGCTAAAGTGGTTAAAGTACTGCAAGAAGAGTATCGGATGCGAAAAACTCTAGCGCAACAGATGCTCAGTGAAGCCCAGGTGTCTGATCAAATTTATCAAAAAACAGATAATATTGCTTCGAGTATAAGAAACCAGTTTACGCAGTGGCAGGCTATAGCCAAAGTTATTCCGTTTCAAGGTAGACTAGTTACTCGACTAGGAAAGGTACAAGGAGCATTGTCTGAAAGTGTTACGGATATGGGAAGAGCACTCGCTACAGGTAAAGGTATGGGTACAGCAGTATGGTCGTCCTTTAGACGAGTAACACAAGCTCTTGGAACATCTAATATTCTGATGGGAATGCTCGGCGCTGCAGCTCTAGGAGTTGGAGTCCTGTTAATGAAAGGAATAGGTATAGCATATGAGACATTTAAAAAACTAGTAAGTTCCAGTAAGGAAGTAAGTCAAGCGACAGGTTTATCTTCTAAACAATCCTACGCATTAGCAAAAAATGCTTTTAACGCTTCATTATCTAGTGCTAATCAGGCATCTAGCTTAGAGGACATGGTAGCGGTGCAGAAAACGTTATCAGGAGAATACGGACGAGTAATGGAGATGTCAGATACAGTTACTGCTCAAGTAGCTGACTCTGCTAAAGTATATGGGTACTCAAATGAAGAAGCAGCAAAATTAGTAGGAACTTTTCAAGAACTTGGATACAACAACGAAGCCCTAGCAGGAAATCTTAGCGTAGCAACTGCTCAATTAGCTGAAGCTAGCGGATTAGCTCCCGGTATAATCACAAAGGATTTAGTAGAGAACTCTAAGACAGTTATGTTAAACTTTGCTGGCATGCCTGAGAAAGCCGGGCAAGCCGTTGTAGCTATAAGAAAGATGGGATACAGCTTAGCAACAGCAGGTAAAGTTCAGGATCACCTCTTTGAAGTAGAAAGTAGTTTAACAGCTCAAATGGAAGCCTCAGTCGGTTTGAACCGTATGATAGACTTAAGTAAAGCTCGTCAATACGCGCTTTCAGGGGACATGGTAAACATGATGGAGGAAATGGCAAGACAGGCTGGATCGTATGAACAGTTTGTACATAGCAGCGTGCCGCAGAAGATACTTCTAGCTAGAGCCATGGGAATGGAGGTAGACGAGTTTGCAAGAAGTTTATATATTCAAAAGTTTAAAAAT